TATTTCCTCCTTTCAGCTCCATTCCCGAAGCGGTGTTTCCAGCTCCACGACATAATCAGAGAATACAGAAACATCAAACAAGTCATCAAGAATGCGAATGTTGACAAAATAACCATCATTCCGGATACAGACAGGTTCTCCCTCTTCTGTTACCCCTGTTTCTGTGTAGGTGAAACCAATTTCATCAACTAACAGTTTATTCTGGAGGTCTTCATCTTCCGCCCAGCCAAGAGATGACAGGAAGGCCTTAAACTGCAGTTTGTCATGAAACTTCAAAGTTAAATCTTTCATACGACCTCTTTTAATTGCCTGTCATTTAATTCTTTATGCCATATGCGGAAATTGCGAATATGGCCAAACAGATGTCGTTCTCCAGTATTCGTCTGCCCTCCAAATCGGATATTTTTATCAGCGGTCACGCCATTATATTCACAATAAACTTCATTAACCGCTTTACCATTTGTCACCACATGAAAGTGACCATCAGCTTTTGCAATACATCCAAATGTGGTTTTCTCTGCAAATACATCTGTCGCTGCGCTATTAACATACGAGCCTGAAGGGTTTGACAGACTCATATATAACTTACCACTACCTCTGTTGATTGCTGCAATTGCTGATTGCCCGGTATTGGCTGCTGCTATATCCCACACGCGGGGTGCGGCGTTTGGTGCAATATCCCAGTTTTTATGAATCTCAAGTAAAAAAGTAAATGGTAACTTATAAAGATTATTTCTGGTGGGGATACTAACCAAATCACTGGCTCTTGTCGTTGCGCTGCCTCCTGAAATAATAAATGATGATACACACGGCCCATTCTCTACTTGTGGGGTGGCAAGATAAATATAGTCACCAGATACTGTTGCCCCACCCTGCTCAGGAGAATACTGTATCTGAGAGCCTATTTTTAACTCACCATCAATTGCCTGAATCGTTGCCTCTGCAAAAATCCAGCCCGTGGTCTTATCCTTCCTGACTCGTGCCGTAATTCTGCCGGCAGCACCACCTGTCATATTAATTTCAAGCGTTTGCGTATCAATGTACGCATCGCCAAGAAAAGTTGTTGCACTACCATCATACTTATCAAACCGTATACGTAACCTTACCTGTCGTTCTGTTTTAAAACGGCATGAGGTTGTCACGTACTTGTTATCGCCTGAGACATCAACTGACTTTGTTGCAGCAATTGATGCCATATTAATAGCCGAAGTTTGCCCAACCAGAGAATCGTTGCAGACAAACTTTCCATAAGTAAAACCAAAACTATCCGTCCCGGTTTCGGGCACATCCATGTTTGATGACTTCCCCCAGCTGGCTGGACTTTCCGAATTGAGCATGTAGTTCGTTCTTTGTCCCTCAATAAGCAGGCCATCACACTCAAATCGCGGCTCATTAATTTCCGCCGTTTTCAGTTCGCCAGATTTGTTGATATATGTTGCCGTTGATGCGCGACTGAAATTAACCTGTTTATCACTGGCGACCTGAACCACATCGTCACCAATAGCTATTTTTTTATAGCCCGGAGAAAAACCCGCAATCATATCCAGTGAATCGTTAAACGGTATCCACACATCAGGCAGCGGCGGCACTATATTCGCATAGGGCTCTGCAGTCACTTCCGCTGCGGCTTCTGCGCGGTCTGCCGCCTTTTCAGCTCGTGTCGCTGCCGACAGAGCCTCATCCTTTTTCTGCCCGGCCTTTGTTGCGTCTGCTGCAGCCTCCCGCGCTTTTGTGGTGGCGACTCCGGCATTTTCAGCGGCTGACTCTGCATTACGGCGGGAAGCCTCTTCACTGTCTGCGGAGGCTTCTTCTGACGCACGGGCATTTGTCTCTGAACGTTCTGCCGCTGTTGCTGCGTTTTGTGCGGCTGTTTTTGAAGAAGCTGCCGCTTTCGCGCTGTTACCTGCATTCGTCTCTGATGTTTTCGCCGCGTTCCTGGACGATGCCGCTGCTGTTTCTGATTTCTTTGCTGCCGCTGCGCTCTGAGAGGCGGCTTCAGCGTTGCGTGCCACATCCTCCACCATTACCTCAAAACGACGCAATGCCTCCGGCATGACATCATCTTCCGTCATGGCACCGAGAAAATCATTCAGCGTACCTGGTCTGGAACCTTCATAGACGGTAATGGTCCCGGCATGTGAAGGCGGAAAACCTTCAACCAGCAGGGTGACGCTGTACTGGCCATACTCAACATCCATGCTGTAACGCCCGGCTTCATCCGGATTTTCAGAGGCCACCGTGTTCACCAGTACCGTGGTGCTGTTACGCTTTGCTTTGAGCTGAATAGTACAGTTCTGTATTGGTTTTCCTGCACCGTCTTTCAGCACGCCTGAAATCTGTACTGCCATATTCACTCCACAAATAAAAAAGGCGCCATTTCTGGCGCCCGTATTTGGGTTATAAAATTCAACTGATACTGATACCGGCTGTTGATTTCTTCATCACGACAACAAGAAGGTCGCTGATACTGGTCGTTGGCGTCCAGTTATTTGCACCATATGAAGAAACATTGAAAGTCAGGGTGACATGGCCGTGTCCCGCTGGCATATCAATGACGGATGAAAATACCCTGCTGACATCCGTCGCGGGTTGCTGAAAGATTTCCTGTCCGTTCTTCAGTACCTGCAGCTTACAGGTTGAATACCAGTATGACTGTTGGTTGTTGCTGTTGAAGTTTTCATGCTTACCACCGCGAAACAGAACGGGTGGGATTACTATCTGACGGTCAAAAGCCTGGTCATCGTACACAGTGACCGTTATTGTACCGCTGGCATAACTGCCATTTCTCGGAAAGGCTTTTCCCACCGTTTTGACAATATCACCTTCAATCTGGTTGGCAGACAGTTTTCCCAGAATCCGACAGTTCTGGTTAATCGTGACATTATTGAGCGTCCCTGAGTTCGCATTCACGTTACCGCTGATATCGGCATTTTTCGCCGTCAACCGCCCGTCCGGTGTCAGGGAAAATACCGGCGGATTGCCGCCGCTGGTAATGGTGGGAGCCGTCAGATACTTCAGGAACACTTCGTTCATGAATATCTGGTTGCCCTGCGCCACAAACATCGGCGTTTCATTCCCGTTTGCCGGGTCAATAAACGCGATACGGTTAGCGGCAACCAGGAACTGGCTCAGTTTGCCTTCCTCCGTATCCTCCATGCTGAGGCCAATACCCGCGACATAATGCCTGCCGTCTTCGGTCTGCTCAATTTTGACGCCCCACATGGCATTCCATTTATCGTTGGCGTCTTTCCACTCTTTCGAAAACTCCTCCAGTTTGCTGGCGTTATCCTCCGTCAGCTCGACTTTTTCCAGCAGCTCCTTGCCGAGATGGGATTCAGTTATCTGGCCTTTGAAAAAATCCAGATAGCCGGAAGCATCATCGCTCGCCTGACCGACAGCCTCCACGAATGCCGATTTGCCAACAGTATTCACACTGCGGATATAAAAATAATAATCATGGCCCGGCTTAATATTGATACTGGCAGCTATCCAGTACAGCGCCGTGCCAAGATAGCGGGCTGTGGTTTCAACCTGCCTGATATCGGTAATCCGCTTTTCCGAGAACCAGAATTCAAACTGTACCGTCGGGTCATAAACGGCAAGATGCGGCGTGGCGGTTATCTGAAAATAGCCCGGCGTCAGATCAATCCTCGACGGTGCTGCCGGTGCGGCAATCCGGAACGATACCGACGCCGGATCGCCCTGCTGCCCCCACGCATTTACCGCCCGGACTGTCAGCGTGTACCGCCCCAGCGCCAGTTGCGTGAAGCGGTATGTGGTTTCCGTCGTCCGGGCCGTGCTGACCAGCCGCTCACTGCCGTCATCCGCTGCCACGGTCAGGCGAAGCATAAAGCTCACCCCCTTCACCACCTTCGGCGTGTCCCAGCGCGCCAGCACCTGATATTCCCCGCTGTCTGCGGTGACTTCGGCAGTCAGGTGCTGCACCGCTGGCGGCGTGACACCATTCACCGTGCCGCTCTGGTCGCCGTCAAAGTGCGCCCCGTTATCCACGATGGCCTCTTTTTCCGGTACATGCTGCACGGCAGTGATGGCATACGTGCCGTCATCGTTCTCACGGATACTCACGCAGCGGAACAGGCGCTGGCGCAACGTCGGCAACTTCAGCCCCCACACGCTGTATCCGGCAACGCCGTCAGGAACCCGGCTCACTTTTACCTTCACGCCGTCGGTGACGGACTGGACCTCCACGCTGACCGGATTGCCGCTTCCGTCAACCAGGCTTATCAGCGTGGTACCGGAGGATGGCAGAGTGATTTCACGGTCGAGCGTCAGCGTCCGGGTCTGGCTGTTCACCGCCAGCACGCGCCCGCCGATGCTGATACCCGCATAGTCATCATCGCAGATTTCAATAACATCGCCCGGCACATGGCGAAGCCCTTCTGCGCCCACGCTGAAATCCACGGTCTGCGTTTCCAGCAGTTCCGTTTTAATCAGCCACAGCCCGGCTCGGTGTGCCTGCCCCCGACTGGTACAGCCAAAGGCATCCATCTTCGTGACGTTACGACCGTAACGGGCAATGGCCTGCGTGTCCTCCACAAGCTCTGTCGCCGTCTCCCAGCCGTTATCCGGGTCAATCCAGTTCACCTCAACGGCATTATGGCGGTCCTTCAGGGCGCTGAAACTGTAGCGGAACGGCGCGCCATCATCCGGCATCACCACATTACTGCGGTTATAGGTCCACACCTTATCCGACGGCCGGTCCTGCACGAACGTCAGCGTCTGCCCGTTCCATACCGGCATACAGCGCATCGCCGAGCAGAAATCACTGAGAACATCCCACGCCTTACGCTGTGTGGTCAGCCAGGCATTACAGGTGATGCGCGGCTCCGTGCCACCAAAACCATCCGGCACCGACTGGTCGCAATTCTGGCCGATGACATACAGCGCCCATTTGTCCACATCCGCCGCACCAAGACGTTTCCCCATGCCGTAGCGCGGATGGGTCAGCATATCCCACAGACACCAGGCCATGTTGTTGCTGTATGCCGGTTTTAACGTTCCGTCCCAGATACCGCTGTATTGTCGCGTCTGCGGGTTATAGTTCGACGGCACCTGCAGAATGCGCCCGCGCAGATGATAATTACGACTCACCTGCTGACTGCCGAACTGCTCCGAGTCCACCTGCACACCGACCAGTGCCGTGTTCGGGTAGCACTGTTTCATATCGATGATTTCGGTGTATGACGACCAGAGCGTTTTGTTCTGCAGCTGGTCTGTGGTGCTGTCCGGTGTCATCCTGCGCATCCGGATATTGAACGGGCGCGGAGGCAGGTTATCCACCACCACCGAGGCCAGATACTGCGAGGTGGTTTTGCCCTTAATGGTGATGTCTTTTTCCGTCACCCAGCCACCGTTACGCTGTATCTGAACCAGCAGGCGAACTTCCGACGGATTCCGGTCACCCTTTGAAGTGGTTTCCACCAGTGCCTGCACACCGAAGGTAAAACGCAGACGGTCGATGTTTGCCGACGTGATGGTGCGGGTGATCGGCGTGTCGTATTTCACTTCCGTACCCAGCACCGTCTCGGAGCCGGAGGATTCAAACCCCTCCGGCGGAGTCTGCTCCTGCTCACCTGCCCGGAACACCACCGTGACACCGGAGATATTGGTATTCCCCTCAGTGTCCAGCACCGGCGTACTGTTCAGTAGCACGCTTTTTAACCCATCCACCGGACCTTCAATCGGCCCTTCGCTGATGGCATCGATCACACTCAGTAACTGCGTGGATTTCAGGTTGTCCTTCGCTTCGCGCGGGGTATGCCCCTTACTGCTGCCTTTATACGTTTTACCGAGCATGATGTCTTTTCCTGTATGCCCGTGACATACAGTCCATACACCAACAATATCTTTGTATGGTATGTAGCTGACACCTTCCAGGCCATCGTCACCACTCGGACCAGTGATGAGCACAGACGCTATGGCAACAGCCCCACCACCAATAGCAGCAGCAATAGCCTTGCGTAATGATGGCGACATTATTCACCTCTCGCAGCCTTACGCTTATCTTCTTTAATCTTGAAATAAAGGTTTGTCAGATACGTCAGCAAGCCAAATACCAGACTACCCAGCACACCTATTGCCGCCCACTGTGAGGGCGTGACTTTATCGAGCAACTGTAAAAACCAGTACCCGGCACTACCTGCTGAGGTGCCATAGGCGACACCCGTTGTTAACTTATCCATGGATTTCATAACCCCACCTCGCAGACAAAGCGGGTGTAAATTAAGGGGATACTACGTATCGCAATAAAGGCAGAAACGTAACAGATTCGGAGTCAGTGAATAACTCAGGTATTGGGTTATCAGCTAATATCGAGACTCAAAAAATGGAAAAACCCGCTCGACGGCGGGTTTAAGCTGTGTGACGAAGTAACCACTCTTAACAGCATAACCAATTTTTTACGTACGTAAACTACTAAATGATATTTGTGAGAATGCCACCGAGTGTTCAAAACACCACCACAAATACATAAGAAAACTTCAACAAATAACCAATGAATAATTTCCGATGTTATTTTTAGTTTGTTTAAATTAAGTTAAAGAATTATAGAGCGCTTATAAATAAGTGCCATTAATATAAATTAGCTAATAGATTTATTTTCGTTCAAACAAGAGCCATGAATAGGATTAGATAGAAAAGGTTCAGATAAAAATAGAGATCTACTTCACAAATTAAATGAGAAACTAAAACTTACATCTTGAAATAATCGCATTGATTAGATGAATATTTATCGCGCAGTGACATCATTTTTTAATAATAGTTCAAAAAAAAGGGCGTACAATGAAAAAATTAACAGTGGCAATTTCTGCTGTAGCTGCATCAGTACTGATGGCGATGTCTGCTCAGGCAGCTGAAATTTATAATAAAGACAGTAACAAGCTGGATCTATACGGGAAAGTTAATGCCAAGCACTACTTCTCCTCTAATGATGCAGATGATGGTGATACTACTTATGCCCGTCTTGGCTTCAAAGGTGAAACCCAAATCAACGATCAACTGACTGGTTTCGGTCAGTGGGAATATGAATTCAAAGGCAACCGTGCTGAATCTCAAGGTTCTTCCAAAGACAAAACCCGTCTTGCATTTGCAGGCCTGAAATTTGGTGATTACGGCTCAATCGATTACGGCCGTAACTACGGTGTAGCATACGACATCGGTGCGTGGACTGACGTCCTGCCAGAATTCGGTGGTGATACCTGGACCCAAACAGATGTGTTCATGACTGGTCGCACTACTGGTGTTGCAACTTATCGTAACAACGACTTCTTTGGTCTGGTCGATGGCCTGAACTTTGCTGCTCAGTATCAGGGTAAAAATGACCGCACTGACGTAACTGAAGCCAATGGTGATGGTTTCGGTTTCTCCACTACTTATGAGTATGAAGGATTCGGCGTGGGTGCAACCTATGCTAAATCAGATCGCACTGACGGTCAGGTCGCCTATGGTAAGAGCAAATTCAATGCCTCCGGCAAAAATGCGGAAGTATGGGCTGCAGGCCTGAAATATGATGCGAACAATATCTATCTGGCTACCACATATTCTGAAACTCAGAATATGACCGTTTTTGGTAATAACCATATTGCAAACAAAGCACAAAACTTTGAAGCAGTAGCACAATATCAGTTTGACTTCGGTCTGCGACCATCTGTTGCTTACCTTCAGTCAAAAGGTAAAGACCTTGGTGTTCATGGTGACCGAGACTTAGTCAAGTATGTCGATGTCGGTGCTACTTACTACTTTAATAAAAACATGTCCACTTTTGTTGATTACAAAATCAACTTAATTGACGATAGTAAGTTTACCAAAACAGCTGGTATTGATACCGACGACATCGTCGCTGTAGGTCTGGTTTATCAGTTCTAATCTGACTTACGAAAAAGATATGTTGCGGGAGGCTTTGCCTCCGCAACATATAAGTGGAGCCCTCAAGCCACTTCCTTTAGAAGCACTACCTTGCTTCTTACTATATAAACCTTCTGTTATATATTACCCTTTATTTTGGGGGCGTTTCCACGCCCCATTTTTAATAACTTTTAGTAAACAATTGCATATCAATTAGAATTATTAGCAACGATATCCATATCTAACCGGATATCTAATGCCATTAACATCCCTTCAATTATGCCCTCAGCCTTCTGTAACCTTTTCCCGATATAACCATCCGAGCAGCAATGCTTACTTGCCAGTGACATGAATGTCATACCACATACATAATAATCTACTAATAAATCGTGTAAATCGCTGTTGTTCTTTTTCAGACGGGCCATGCACCCGCAAATGATCATCGCGTCATCGTCACAACATTGCGGGCGAGATTTTACTTTTGAAGGAATTAATCCCTTAAAACCGGCGGCAACGGACGACCAGGTCACATCTTCATGATTATTAGCCGCCCACGCTCCCCAACGCTCAAGAACCATCTGAATATCACGCATCAACTTACTCCACAAAAATCAGACCAGAACGCCAATTACAAGCAAAAATCAACAAAACAGTATTAGTTGATTGTTATCTCTGACTTCATACTCCTGCTCCTGTCAGGGTTTTGGCGTAATTCTTCAGTATTCGGTAATCGGTCAAAACAGAACCAGGAAAACGATATAAGCGCAGGCGCACCCAGCGGCGGCGAAGACGCTCTGCCATATAAGACTCAAACATCATTCATCTCCCAGTTCAGTGATAGTCAGCTCCAGCTTCCCACCTTTGGTAACGGGCATCTTCACAACGCGGTAATCAACGACCTGAGCATCATCCAGCCAGAAACCTGCTTTGGTGAGTGCGTCAAAAGCGGCCTTTTGCAGATTATCAAGGTCACGGCGACGGCGATCCGGCATGTGGCACTCAATGCTGATTTTCACTGGCATAGCCAAGCCGATATCCAGCATTGCGTTTTTAATGATTCGGGCGACGTTATCGCAGTATGCCTGCCCCTCTGCGCTGACGTGCGTGCGCCCACGATTATGGCGGTAATAGCGATTATTGCTCGGAGGCCAGGGTAATGTGATGCTGTAGGTATTCACGCCTCAATAACCCCCTCTTTCAACCAGATAACCTGTGTTCTCGCCATACCTTCCAGCGCGCATTCTTTTGCATATCCAGCGTCAACAAAATGCGTGCGACGGTCGATTTCGTCGTGGCAGGCAGAACATGCAATGGTGGCAATCAGGTCTGGCGGTTTGATACCGGTACCGCACAATCCAGCCAGCCGGATATGTGCCAGTACTGACGTTTCAGGATTGCCATTACATACGCCAGGGATTCTTACCTGGCATTCCCGACCACGCGCTGCTTTTCTTAAATCAGCCATGATTCCTCCTTGCTGCCAGTCGCAACCATTTTTTATCAACCAGGCTGGCGGTATACCCGAGCAGTGTTGGTATTTCGGATGGCTTCAGCTCAGGTTTACACTTACGACGATTTGGTACTTTGTAGATGTGTCCGTTCATGACACGAATAAGCGGTGTAGCCATTACGCCTCCTGCTTGTCGCGCAGCAGCTGGAACTCGCAGCTCTGCGGAATAGTCAGGTGGCAGCCAATATTCATCGCCCAGGCTTCAACCTTACACAGGAAGACATACATCTCTCCGGTATCAAGATCGGAGGTATGGCGTAACGACTGGATAGTAGTGATTTCGCCGGTTACGACATCAACCAGGTCCTTGGTTTCATAACCGAGGTATGTGTGTTTGAGAGCATCTTTTACCCATGCTGCGGTAGCGAACGATTTCCCCCTGCTGATGAGGTATTCACTGATTTCGCTGTACCACATATGGCTGAGTGCATTCTGGGAAAGACTGCGTTTCTCACGCCACGGTTTAAGCACCATGCGAAAGCATTTTCCGTCCTCCAGATAAGGCTGGATCTGCTGGCCGATAGCGATGAAGTTACCGCGATGCAGTTTGATGCCATCTTGTGGTAGGTTCACGCTTCACCTCCACAGAGGTCAGACGCTGGATGCAAAAAAACGCAGGTGCATTTCTGCATCTGTGAAGGGAGAAGAGAGTTTGGATTGTGTGTGCGCATAAACGTCCCCGTTTAGCGCAGAAGTCACCGGAGTTGTTCAGGCTCCGGTGATACAATTATGGCGAATTGATTATTCATAATCAAACAAGATAAGGTCTCAAACTTCATGCAAGCCAAGATTTATTTCTGACAGAATTATACAAAGAAGCTATTGGTCAGAATCTACTCGGACTGTAAAACATACGCATAACCTTAAGCTCTCACTTTAAGCATTGTTGAAATAATAGCCGTCAAGTACAACCTTAACCACGACTGGGATATTTCCCTGGCTACCACGAGTTGTACGGCTATTAAACTGCCGTTAAATTCAGTAAGAGAATTTCATCCGATAAGTCAAGGCATGTAAAACATGAAAATTAACAAGATATTATCATCTGCAACACTATTGTATGGTATGTCAATGGCCATGTCGGTCGGGAGTTGTGCAACACCTGTCCAGACTAATCTTCCTGGTTACACCCCGGGTGCAGATATCATTAGTGTTTCACCGACCAGAAACCAAGTCGATCTCATTGGTGATGTTGTTTATTCCCAGATAAAAGGAACTCGTTCTGTCAGACAGCTTCACATGTCAGTTCTTGTCCCGCGAACAAATGATTTAAAACCAGCCATTATTTATTATCCCGGCGGCGGATTCATGTCTTCTGAACATGACAAATTTATTGAAATGAGAATGGCTCTGGCAGAAGCTGGTTTTGTTGTGGCCGCTGTAGAATACAGAACAATTCCTGATACATTTCCAGCACCAGTTGAGGATGGAAAAGCTGCAATACGTTACCTGAGAGAGCATGCCAGCAATTATGGGATTGATCCTCAAAGAATCGGAGTTCTGGGTGACTCTGCCGGTGGATGGCTTGCTCAGATGATGGGAACTACAAATGGTGACAAAACCTTTGATAAAGGTGACTTTCTTCAGCAATCCTCAGATGTTCAGGCAGTTGCCACACTTTATGGGATTTCTGACTTGTTGAATATTGGCGAGGGGTTCCCTGAATCAGTGCAGGAGGTTCATCGCTCTCCTGCCGTAACCGAAGCCTTAATGATCAATGGCCCTGCATTCAGAAATTTTGCGGGAGCCCCCATCACAGCGTCAAAAGAAAAAGCGCTAAACGCCAGTCCAATCGGACATATGAAAGGAGTAAAACCCCCATTTCTTATTATGCATGGTAGCAAAGACACTCTGGTTTCACCTGAGCAAAGCGCCAAACTATTCAGGATGTTGAAGAAGAACGGCGATAACGCTGAGTACGTGCTGGTAGAAGGGGCCGAGCATGGCGATAAGACATGGTATCAGCCAATTATTATAAACAGAGTCGTTGAGTGGTTTACTAAAAACCTGGGAGCGCCTATAAAAACAGCTCCCCAACAACAAAACCCAAACGCTAACCTGTAAAAAGAGGGAGGGCTAAGCCCTCCCCATTCAATTTTGTTAACTATCCTTTTCAGGTAGTTTTACAACATAAGTCCTTATTGTTTTCTCATATGTATTTTTGCTATTCGTTATTTTGGCCTTAATCCAGTGATAACCACTTTCATAGGTGCTGAATTCCGAAGCTGCATTACCTGTCCAGTGTAACGTTACTGTAGCAGGCTCCATTTTGACCCGTTGAGAGTCTGGACTATCTTCACTACCAGCAGAAAACTCAACCGTACCAGATAATGGGTTTCCAAAATGATCGACAAATCGAGCATAAATACCTACTGGAGAGCCATCGTTTGTCTCATAACCAGGATCTTTTGTTAGAGTCAATACTCCATTTGCGTCATCAGCGTACAGGGAGAATGATTTCACCGCGCTAACATCACTGCCAAGTTCGTTTAAGGTCGCCGTTAATTTATACGAACCAACCGTTCGACCATGTACGCTTACCGTAGCCTGACCGTTCTCATCAGTCGTTACTGTGGTTTTATCAACCACCAACGCACCATATTTAGACGGCCCAGATGTCTTAACATTCAATGCTCGACCACTTAATGCTTCGCCTGACTTACTTTTCAACAGTAACGTAAATACCAGATTGTTGGTATCGCTCACTACAGCCGAAGATGCAGATGATGTGATCTCCAACACAGCCCCCTTCACATCCGTCACGGCATCAATATTCTGGCTTGCGGTTATGCGTTTCCCATCCAGAACATACTCGGCCTGAATTGTGTACTGGCCTGATTTCGATGCAGTGAACTGCGTTGTTGCCTGTCCATGAGCATCCAGTTGCAGATTACTACTGGTCAATGATGCTCCCGTCGATGGTGTAATCGTTAAATCCACCTCACCTGTAAACGCATTGTTATTCGCATCAACCAACTGAATGTTTACTGTTGCGTTTTCACTGCCATCGGCCACAATCTCCTGTTTTGATACACTCATAGTAAGTTCTGCAGAAGCAACATCGGGCACAAAAGTTAACTTAACGCTGCCAGATTCCACGCTATGGGAACCGTCAGTCACCCGTGCAGTCACCGTGTACTCACCAGCTTTCACCGTTGTAAGCGGAACAGAAACATGCCCTGTTGAATCAGTCACGATATTTGTTGGTACAGATAATCCTTCAGATGAGGTGATGAGCTGAATCTTTTGCCCATTGACCGACGCATTCGTATTTGTCAGCTGCACATCTAATACCGCTGCATCCTTACCATTAGCAGGAATATTGGAAATTAAACTACTGCTTTCAGGCGTCAGTGACAGTGAAGCTCCGGTCATATTTGATGCAAAGGTCACTGTTAACTCAGTAGACATCTGAGAACCAGCATGAGCTGTAATCACGTAAGACCCCGGAGTGGAGCTTATTAACGCAAAAATAGCATTACCATTTTCGTCAGTTGAAACAGCATGTTCACCACCAACTTGAGTTATCCCTGCTGGTAAAGACAATGTGACAGCATAACCAGGAACAACATTGCCGAAACGGTCCGCAAGGCTTACAGTTACCATATTTCTCTGTTTTCCATCAGCCAATGCATTATTTTGGCTGGCTTCAAACTGAGAGAATGTAACCTGCTGCCGGTCCTCAATAAAGGTGATTTCTTTCTTAACACCTGAGAAATCATGACTATCAGATTTAACACCGATAGTAATCTTACCAGCTCGTTTTGAAGTTACTGTCGCGCTATAGACACCGTCTTTTTCCGTTACAGTCCCAAACTCGACTCCTTCTGCCTGGTTAAGAGCATAAAAGCTCAGAGTGTTATCACCAGTGATTGCATTTCCTTGTGAATCCTTCACTGCCAGTTGTAGATTGATATTGTAACCAACTACCTGTTCTGCTGGTGCAGCGGTTAAAACAGCACTGACCTCAGAATCAGGTTCTGTTGCTGCTGTTTGCTTAATACTGAGAGTAAATGTTTTTCCCTGAACTTTTGCAGTTACACGTACCGTCCCAGCCTGCGAACCAGCAGCCAGAACAGAGCGATATACACCAGCAGAGATTTCCTCTAC